ATTATCTAAAACATCATCAATAGTTAAATTTTTTTCCAAAAAGAAATCTATTTTATTGATAAGTTCTTCAGTTAATCCTGATGGGTCCTCCAATAATAAATGTGATAAATCTTCGGCAACATATTCAATTTCATATTTGAATAATATCTCATTAATTTTTTCCTCTAATTTACTTTCAAGAAAGAATACATCCCAAGCAGGGTAATCATCATTTGATGAGGAATCATTAACTCCTTCCAAAGTTAACTTAACCGCCCATCTAGTTTCTTGGAAATTCATTTTATCCCAAAGTTGGACAGTCAATTCTTTATTACCTAAGACATACGTATATTTTATTATTTTATAATCTTTTAAATTTATCATCTTTGAATATTAATTTACCATCATCAACTATTTTAACTCTTAAACTCTCAACATCAACAAATTTTCTACTGGGACTAAACCAATATTCAAATCCTTTTTTTATATGGTTTGTGGATTGATAGATTAAATCATCCCCATCATAAAAAGTAATATTTAATTCTCGATCAAAATTAATCTTAGATGAAATATAATACTTATTTTCATTATAATCTATTCTAACATTAAAAATTTCTCTCTGTAGAAATTGAATTTCATTAGATAATTCTCCTTTTGCTCCGTGAAAAAATAATATATCTTTTCTTTTTTCTGAACTTGGTACTCTAACATAAGAACTCAATTCTTTTTCATATTCATAATTGGATTCGTAAAACTCAACAACATTATCAATGTTATCAATATTCATTTGCATAAAAGGTAATCTTTTATTGTATTTATATTTCCACAATAAAACATTCATTGTTGTCTCATCACTAAATGGATAATCCATTATGAAACGGATTTCCTCTACCATAATTTATCTGATATTCAAATAACCCCTGTTGAATTAATGGGTAATCCTCAACCTGATCAAAATATTTAAATAACTCTGATATATCACCTGTGGCTACCATATCGGAATCAATATAGATCGCCTGATCCAACTTAAGATATTCTAAAGTACTTAATACCACCTTACTTTTGAAGAATACTGACTTAAACATATTTTTATTGGACACATCATTTTTGTTACCAATAAAACTCATATTGTTTTCAATACTAACTTCACCAATTGGAACTGTGGTTAAGTTTGGTATATCTGAATCGTGACTAAAGTTAAGCGTATATAAATAAAAATCTAAATTGTTATGATATAGATTTAATGACTTAACTAAGTTCAATGAATTTTGTAAATAATTCTCAGTACAATGAAGTATAATTGATACTCTATCCATATAACTATTTTTTAATGAACCACCAAGTCGCAAGGAACTCATCAGTTTTGTTTATAAGATAACCATTATCTTTACAGAATTCATTTACCGCAGGGTTAACTCCAAACATACCAGTGTATTTTGCTTTTTCAGGTTGCCCATCAGGAAAAGTATAAAGTGCCTGATCTTTTTCTTCTTTACCTTCATAAAAATAATCCGGTAAATAATCGTGACCCATTACTAAACCACCCGATTTAATTTTTGGGTACCACAACTTGAGATCCTGTTTAACCGCATCGTATGTGTGATTAGCATCAATATAAATGAAATCTAAAGATTCGTCTTGAATAAAATCACAAGCGTGCTCACCTTTCATTCTCAGCATATATGCTCGGTCCTCAAAACCCTTTATGTTTTCCATTGATTGTGAGTAAGCATCAATATGTTCTCTATGGTTAGAAGCATCATCATACTCCTGATGAGGTAGTTCTCTCCACACATCTACCATTAACAATTTACCTTCCCAATTATTTAAAATTGTATTTGCAAATTGTCCTTTGAAGGATCCTAACTCAACCCCAATCCTATTTAAATTATGATGTTTAAGAAAATCACCAATTTGTTCTCTATTTGTAAAATTCATATTTTATTTTAATATGGTTTATATGATTTTTCCTCAATAAAATCTGAAGAATATTTTTCATTTATTTCTTTTTTTATTCTTGATCTTTTATCGTTTATAAAATAAACAGATCTTGCCAGTTCGATAAACTCAGAATCAAATTCTTTACTTCTTTCTTTATCTCTTAATTTATCTTCAACATCCCATAGCAATTTATTAACCTCAAGTAAGATAAGATACTCATCATCATAACTAATATTTAGTTTTGCAAATACTATTTCGTGTAAGTAAAGATATTCTTTGCTAATGTTTTCCAACTTAAGTTCATCAACTATATTATCTTTTTTAATATTGAGAATTGATAATTTATCAACAATCTCCCCAATTGATACTTCTATTTCCATTATTTATTAACTATTAATTCAAGTAATGCGTTGAATGCCGCACTGACAGATGGTTGACATTCATACGTTGGTTTATTTTCATAACAACCTGGTTTTAAATATGCGTTCCAGGCCGTTAGTTTTTCGTTAACTAACATATTGTATTTCATATCTGATTGACAAAATAACTTACAGGATCCACCAACAAACTTATGTTTATAGTCCTGACTTCCTTTACGATATGGTGTCCTATAATATGGATTAATTGCACTACCTAACTCTATTATATTTGTATCAGTAGTTCCTGCCAAATGCAACAAACCACTATCCATGGTAACAATGGCAAAACTATTATTTATTAAATGCCAAATTTGAGATAGATTTAATTTATTACCGGTATTAATTACATTTGGGGTTTCTATTTTAAAAAAACTTTTTTTATCTCCTTCACCATATGTAACATCTTTACCATCAACAACAACTTTTAAACCAATACTAAGTATCTTTTCAATAAGTTCTTCCCATTTGTGTTGATCCCAAGTTCTTGACTCCCAAGTTATCGAAGGGTTTAATACCACATATTTACCTTCAGGGATATCAATGTCTATTGGATCCGGATAAAACTCCAAGGTCCTTTCTTCAGGTGTTAATATACACCCAAGTTGAGTTGACCAATAATCAACTAAACTCATTTTCCTGATTTGTTTTTGACTTTCACCAAAATTATGACCATTACAATCATAAAATGGTATATGATGTGGCATTATTACACCTTCTTCAGGATTATATATTTTATCCACATACGGATTATTTTTAAAAACTTGAGGTCTATTTGTTTCAATACTTAATTTACGGTTATGTGATAAACTAAAATATCTTAATACAGGAGTAGAGTTAAGAACATCTCCAAAACAACCAGATATTTTAAATCCCAATTCTCCCATTTATTGACCATCATTTTGCTCCTCATAGAGCATATCTCTCAACATTTTATTTTCTTCAACAAGTAATTCACATTTCTTTGCATCCTTAAGTATTGAATGTGACATAATGCCACCTAAAATACATCCTATAATGATTCCAATCACTATCGCTATTTTTTCTCCTTTATTTCCCATATCCTATAATTCTAAATATTTTCCTTGTATTTCCTTTACCTTGTTACTAATTAAGTCACGCAAATAACCCCCAATAGTATAAAGAATATTACTATCTACTTTATTTCTAACCATTTGTTTTTCAAAGTTCCATACTAATCTTCTTGCCGAACGGGTTTGTTCATATGTCTCACAAGAGTCAATAACTTTCTCAATCCAATTTTGTACGTCTCCGTAATGTCTACTTCTATTTACCATAATTCAAATATAATAAAATATTTTTAAATAAAAAACCCCAACCATAAGATTGGGGTTAATTTTTAGTTCTTTATATTAAGGAAGGTCCCTGATCCTCCTGCCATTGTGGTAGGCAATTTTCCATCCCAAGCCTGTGCTTTCAAGTATTCAATATACAGAGGAGATAATTGATTCTGTTTGATCTTGATTGCAAGTGCCGCAGCTTGTGCGTTGATGATAGTTTCCGCTGAGTCAGCTCTGGCAACAGCAACTTTACGTCTACCCTCAGAAATCGCAGCGATCGCTTGTTGTTCTGATGCCTCCGCTTGTTGGATTGCCTTGGTCTTCGCAATAATCGACTCTTGTAAAGCATCAGGTGGAACAATATTAGTTCGTAATTGAGATACATTAAACCACTTGGATAAACGATTATTACATTCCAATACAATCATACAATCGCAGCCTCAAATGCTTGTCGGTGATTAAAAATACTATCTACTTCCCATGTGTTCGCAACGTCATTAACGGCACCAATAATAGCATTTTTTAACCATCCTTGTTCAACTTCTTTAATATCTCTACGTAAATTTACAAACATATCACCAATAGCATCCTCACGTAACGAATAGTTGAATGTTGGTTTAATTGTCGCCGAGAACCCACCTTTAAGGATAACTCCTTGGTCTTCATATTCAATATGTTGTTGATATGTTGGAAATTCTAATACTTGTTCTGTCCAACTATTGTAGAAAACCCATCCTGTCTTATATTGATAACTTGACACTCCTCGTTGGTTTCCAACTAAATTAATTTTTAATCCTTTGTGTCCAGCGTCAATTTTTTCAATTGAGTAAGGTTGGAAAAATGAGATTAAAATTCCAATTATAGTAACGGCAATTCCCGTTACCATTTTTCGGTCATTGTCATTTGCACGACCAGATAAAAACATTATTGCTCCAATAACAATAAACACAATAAATAATACAATACTAATCATTTTTTTCTTCTTTTTTAAATAAACTAATTGCCTTGTTAACTACTAATTTTACTTGAAAAATTGTGTAAGCCAAGGCTAATAAACTTACAACAATTTGGATTTCGGTTGCCACTTCTCTACTAAGAATATATTCAAAATATAAATTGATTAGATAGAGATAGATCGTTGTTAGTATTATGACTCCCCATAGTCCTAACTTTTCTGTTTTAAACATTTACTTCATTTATTTTATTTAACTTGTGAATAACAAAATTACACATTAATTTTAGATTTACCAAATAAATCTTCTGTTTTTTTACTTAAAGTTTGAATTACTTTTTCCAATTCATCTCTTCCTTCTATTTCCCCACTTTCTCCGTATTTTTCTAACAAATTAACTTGTTGTAAAAATTCATCTAAATTAACTGACTTCAGAATATTAACAGTTTTTTCAACATCAGTTTTAGCCTTTTCAATTACATACTTTTCATATGCATAAACTCTTATTTTAGTCATTATTTCAAATAGATCAAACATAGTCCAACCATTCAAAATAAATTTTTGCTCGTTAATCTCAGTATCAATTTGATTATAAATTGCGTAAGACGTGGTCAAGTGTTCATTTTTACCACCACGAGAATAAAACGCAACCTTATCATGATTTTTACCTCTTTCTTTTTTTGAGATCAAATAAAACAAATAACCATCTCTAGTGTAACTTGTAAAGTGATAAGAACTTGATTTACTGGCAGTACACCATTTAGTATTCGCACCATATTTTATGGATCCCTTTAAAGTTAAAGGACTAATTAAAAGATAATCTTCATTATCAATTAAAACATCAACATGATCTTCACGAATAAATTCATTTTCTTCTTTTAATACTTTAGCATTATCAACTACTCTAAATAATTGCACTATAGATTTATATTGACCACTATATATATCTTTATTTTCAATATATGGTAACAACTGATCAAACTGATTAATTACTTTAACATACTGAGCGGAAGAAAATGCCTCAGTTGGTCTATTAGTTCTTGTTGCCCACATCTTGAACATAAACTCAAGATATTTTTTGGTTGGTGTTTTATCACCTTCAAAAAATCTATCAGCAACGGATTTAATAACTTTTGGGTATTTTTTTTTTAATTCATCAATTTTTGCCATTATTTATTCTTTTTTTAAGTTCTGTACTTGAGAAATTGTGTTTTCTTTCATTATAGTATAACACAATACTCCTATCTAAACATATTTGTTTTGCGGTGAAATCTTTTCCTTTATAATCCTCACCTATAATCCTTACATCTAATTTTAATGTCTTAAAAATATCCTCTAAATCTTTTTCTGTTTCATAAGGGATGATCTCATCAACAAACTTACATCCTTTCAGTTGGATGTATCTTTCAACAACTGATTGTACCGGTTTATTCTTTTCAGGTCTATCAATTGTTGGGTCTGTTTGTAATGCTATTATTAAGTAATCACACTGTGTTTTTGCTTCCTCCAACATTTTTACGTGTCCCGCATGAAATAAATCAAAACAAGAACAGGTTATTCCTATTTTCATTTTGAATAATCTTTTAATATATATGGAGGATGAATTCTCACTTCAGATCCATCACTGTTAAAATAGTAAATTGTGTCTCCATCAAAACTAATTGTATCGGTATACCATATGGCATCATGCATAGGATTTAAACCTGACGTTGGGACATAAACTTTACCATGAATTTCGTATCTATATTCTTTTCCCACACAAGAAAACAACATAAATCCAATTAGAGTAATAAAAATTAATTTTTTCATAAATTTTCTTCTTTTATTTTAAGGTGTTTATTTTTAAATTGAGTTAATGTATCAATAATTTCTTCGATAGTATCAAATGACCATCTTTTGGTCTCAATGACATAGAAGTCACCCCCACCACCATTCTCTGTTTTAATGGTTAAATATTGTTCTTCGATTGAACAACAATCCGCCTCCTGAGTAAACGTAATCTCTAAAGTTTGAGATAATAAATTTGCTTTAATTGGGTCCATAACTTAATATATAGGACAAATTTAATAAAACTTTTTTAATAAAACAAATTTTTAATAAAATTCATTTTCTCTTATCCAAATAACCGCAATATACTTGTATCCACTTTTTACAGGTAGTCCCGCATGAAGGCTATCATAATCTAAAGATCCATCCTCATTAATGTTATCCCATAAAACTAATTTTCCCTTTTTAGGTTTTACCATAATATTTAAATTTGGGAAATTAGTTTCCCCACCTTCAAATTCATCATTCAAATACACTAACGCAGTTTTTAATCTTTGACCACCTCTACTTAATTCATCTTCATAATAAGATTCACCAGGGTGAAAAAAGTCGTGATGATCCTTATATTCTTCACCAATACCATATTTAACAACATGGATACTCTCCATATTAACTTTTGGTAATTTTGTAATTTCTGAAACAAGATCCATATATTTCAATGGAACTTCACCATCTTCCTCCTCTAACCAAGCCCCTGAAGCAACTCTATAACCTTCTACGCTTTCTCCAAGGACTCCTACCTCATCAAAAGTAGCGGACGCCAAACTTATTAAATTATCACATTCTTCTGGACTTAAAAAATCATCAATCTCCGTAACCATTTTTTTTACTTTTAAAAAATCTTATAACAAAATATATTGGCATAACTATTACAAACCAACCAATTGCAACTATGTGTAAAATACCTTCAATTAACATCATACCGTCATAAATTTAATTTCAGAACCTTCGATTGTTACGTCACACATACCACCATTTTCAATTATATTATTGATTCTTGATTCCGGTAATTTTACCTTATCTGGATCTCCAACTAATTTATAACTTTTTGTTAAAGTTAACTTTGGATCTTTTACTAGCGATAATACTGTTTCATTCTCACATACAACCTTTGATGGATACTGACCACCAACGGTTACAATAGCAATATCTCCTAATTGAATTTCTTCGTCAGAAACCAAATATGGTTCCTTTTCCATTATAATAATCTTATTCATCGTTTTTATTTTTTTTTATAAATTTATGGTTATGATTCCAATTACCACATTGATCACAGGGTTCATAATCTTTTGAGTTTTCAACATCATACTCAAACTCATCTCCACTATTAATAACTATCATTGCAATCTCAGTCCAATTACTCATACTTAAATTATTTTTTAGTGATTTTAATTTATCAATTAGTTGATCCTGTAAATCACTAATCATATCAGGATTTCTATTATCATACTCATGTATAAATAATGACTCATCGTCAATTTCAACATCAGGACCAAAACAATTTTCAATTAAAGTAATCTTATTCATAACCTTAAATTATTTTTACTATTCATATCCATAATATAAATCTTTAAATTTTTAACTAAAGATTCAGAATCACATTTTTCATACATATCAGGATATCTTTCTGCTAGTTGGTTTGTTTCTTCCATATCACGACAACTTGTTAATATGTCTAATAACATAGATCTTAATATATGTTCTTTATCATATGAATCTTCAATCTCTCTTTGTAATACGATTTCTTCAAGTTCCCTTGTATAATCAATTAACTCCTCCACCGGTTCCAAATCCATTAGATGTTCATTATCTCTGAATATTTGACTTATGCTCTTCATAATGTTTATTACATAATGTTGTATGCCAACCTATATTTGTTCTTAACTCTCCTTTTTCACCACAGATTTCACAGGTTTCATAACTTTGATTTTCTGCAAGTTGGATTCTTTTATGTATTTCATCCGACCCCGAATTTATATAGAAACGTAACCCACCAAACTTTTCTTTAGCCTGACACAATTGTTTGTCCCACCCAAGTTTAATTAGATCTTCTATCAGGTCTTTAATGATTGGATACCAACCCAAACCAACACTAAAAAAACCACTATCAGTAATTGGTGGTCTACCAGTAAAAAAACCATTCTCAAGTCCCCCAATGGACTCAAGAAACTTATTCATCTCTTCTTTTGTCATAGTTCCCATATATCTTTTCTTCTTTTTTTGGGGAATCTATACGATACCCATAACATAATCTTTTGAATGTATCTTTTAAATGATCTCATTTTTTTAATTTTTTGTTTTGACTTGGGGAATCTACCGTGATTACCCATACTATCATAATCAGTGCATTTTGCATATGCCATTGGTGATGGCATATCACTATACTCACACCATAAATCTTCTTCTTTTATTTTTTTAATCATCCTTCAAAAATTTTAATATCTTTTCTTTAATACCACATTGTTTAATACCTTCACTTGATTTTGGGGTCAAAACAAAATTATCTATTGCCCATTCATCTTTCCATGTTTCACCATTCTTACCCATATTCAAGTCGTCAACAGAAACCCAATGTGTGACCTCAGGATGATCGTGTAGGTATTGTCTAATTTCAATAGTTCTGGTTTGTTCCAAATCCCATCTTGGGGACCATATAAATAGATTACCGTGAACTGTACAATTTTGGATGTTTGGTGTTAAGGCAATTGGTCGTTTGATAATTCCCTGACTTTCGTAGTAATCACCAAGTTCTTCTAGTGTCGCATGTAACTTCCAATCAGAACTTACAACAATCTCACAACCTGTTTCTTCAATTATCTCATTAAGGATCTTAATCGCCTTTTTATCAAAGTCGTCAAATCGAACAAATACAGGGGCGTCTTTCTTTTCCCTACTACTTTCGGGATTTGCCGAACGGTATTTTGCCCATTTCTTTGATCGTCCACCCCAGTTATTAGAGAGACAAATTACACCATCGTTATCTAAAAATAATACTTTCATACTTTAAGTTATCGCACCTATTATATTAAACTTCTCTTCAAACCACTCTTCCATCATACTATAAACTTCAGTTAATATTTCAGGATCACTAATATCAATACTAAATGTTTTTATCATTGGTTCAACCATTAACTTGAAATTCAAAAATATTATTTCGTCTTTTGGATGGTACTCAAAATAAACATTACCTTCCTTATAATACATCATACGTTTAGGGCTGTACTCTAAATTATTATAGTGTATAGATAAAAATTTTTTAATTAATATTTTCTTTTTTGGGTTCATTTATGTAATAATAATAAATAAAATCCATATAGTCAAAAAACCCCCACATTTCTGTGAGGGTTTCGTATGATTTGTTTCAAGAATTAAAATTATGTAGACAAGAGTTTTAAATTTTAATCAAATGACTTTTGAGTATTTGAATAATGAGTTTGGGACCATTACATTATCACTATCAATTATCCGACTATTCAGCCTATAATTGTAGAACACATATCATTTTGACTCTATCCACAAACCATATTAGATTTGAGTGGTTGCATTGAATAGATCCAATCGATCTTGGATTTCTTCAATTTGAGCTTCCAACTCTTTAATTGTTTCATTTCGTTTAACCAAAGAGATTTCTGAGGTTTTAATACTCTCACTTTCCAATCGGTAACGATCACGGTTTGATTTACCTTCGGTACAATCCATTTTTTTAAGGGACTGAGCCATTGATTTCAACTCTGACATCAAAAAGATGTCTTCCAACACTGGTGTGTTTGCAATGTGGATTTTTGTTTTCAACTTCGCTAACTCTTTTGTGTCCTCAGAGATTTTAGCCAATAGTTCTGTTGAACTATATGGTCTTTCATTTCCAACTTCAATTGAGTTGTATTCTTGCATCAACTTCGTGTTCTCACCAATCGTCTTGATTAGTTTGTTTTTTAATTTAAGGGCTTGTTTAATTGTCATAACTTTTTAATTGTGTTGAAAGTATAAATAATAAATACCACCAAGTCAAGCGGGACCCCAATTTATTTTTGAGGTCCCGATAACTTTTTTAAAGTACTTCTTCAAATTCAACATCAGATGGAGCATCATTACCTTCTTCCGTTGCATTTTGTTCGTACAATGATTGACTAATAGATTGGAACTTACTATTAAGATTTTCAATATCTTGATTAATTTTCTCAATATCTTTTTTCTCGTAAGATTCTTTTAATGTCCCAAGTAATCCATTAAG